GAAAAGCTCAAGACTATGGAATTTTAGGTTTTATACGAGAAGAATCTGTAAAGTTGGGTTTTTATTATGAAGAAAACACACCTAATAACCAATACGCATTATACATTAGTTTTGGAGTTTTAAATGATTTGTTTTTAAATCCTTTTGTTTCTAAAAACAAAAATAATCAAACCAAATATGAAGTTAACTTTAAAATAAGTGATTATTATATAAGGTTTGATAGGAATTTATATAGAAGACAAGTTTCTACAATGAGTAGTGGTGATGAACTATCTGTATTTTTATATCCAGAAGATTGGACGGATAGTGTAGATGGTAAAAACGGAGAAAACACAGATTGTGGTACTGTAGTACAACAGAAAGATGGAACTAATCCATATGGAACACCTGTAATTCCTTTAAGGGAATTGTTCTTAAATGTTTCTGTTGTAAAAGAAGCATTTAGTAAAAAACAAAATGTAAATGATGTTATAAATTATATTTTAGATGCCATCAATACTGATTCATATGGAATATTTGATTTAAAGATGGTTGCACCAAATAAAAGTTATTCTGAGATAGGAATACAAGATAGAAATTTAAATAATCCATTAGCAAGAAGTGGAGAACTTTTAACTTTTGATGTAACATCCGGTAATGGTATAGTTACTAACATGGATTATAGTTTTGAAACGCCTAAAGGTGATTTACAAAACATGTTAGCAATAGGTAATAAAACTGATCAATCTATATTTGATGTTACTAAACTTGATAATTTAAATTTTATAAATATATTAAAAAGTGAAAAGTTTAAAGAAAAAGATGTTTATATTAAGAGTTTGCCTTTTAACGATGTTACAGAACCTACAACCGATGATGATGATGTAAATACAAATGAAATTGATGTTAAAACACCAACAGACTATTTTGAAGACACAGATACGAGTGTTTATAATAATAATTTAGAAGACTTAATTGCCAATTTAACAGTTTCTGTAGTAGCTCGTCCAACACCAAAAAAGTCAAAAGATAATTCTACACAAGGTAAAGATGACAAAACCAAAGGTAAAATTTTATCAGCATCATCTGATAGGGATTATTGGGGTAAAAAAGCTAAGTTACAAAATATATTAAAAAGTCAAGAAGAAACTATATCACCTATATTACCTATTAACTTAAGTTTGTCTGTTTATGGAAATACTCATCTAAATATAGGAGATATATTTACGATTAATTTTTTACCAAAATCATATCAAGACTATGTTTATTTTCAGGTCGTAGGTGTAGAACATAAAATAGGTTCAAGTTGGGAAACATCTTATCAGACTGTTTTTAGAATAAGACCATCAGAGAAAAAGAAAGTAGTTGATACACAAGATGCTGAAGTTAAATTTTCAGATTCTGCTATACAACAGACTTTAAATAATAGTACATCAAATGATTCTGTAGCTGATTCGGTAGAAGATATGACAATTGTGAATGTGGATCCTTTCTTACAGACTACAGCAAAGAAAATGATTTCTAATCTTGAAGAGTCAAATGGTGATGATGAAATAAAAGAAAAAGGAAATCTATCTAATATTTTAGATACTTTCTTGATAGCAAAACAAGTAACTTCACCGCAACATATAAAGATGGCTTATGCTTGGTCAGAAACTATTTTAGAGTATGTCAATAAACTTCCTGAAACTAGAAGAGCTATTTACTATTTAAGGTATGGAGAATTATCTAATTCTAAAGGGCACTATGACAATCCTAAAAATGTATTAGCAGAGTTAAATAAAGATAACGGCTTTGATGTATTTTTAGATATTGATGTAGACTATGGCTCTTCTGGTAGTACATTAAAAGAAATATATTGGAAACCACAATCTGATAAAGGTTGGGGTAGAGGAATTAGTGATGACCGAGAAGTAGTTGAAGCCATGTTTGAAGCACAAGCTAAAAAACCTATATATAAAAATCTTATAGATAAATTAAATTCAGATGTGGGTGTTACTGGTAATGTAAAAAGAAATGTAGTTAGGGATATAAATTCGGATTATGCTCCCATAATAACAAGAGTTAGGTTTAAAACAGCAGACCTCGGTTCTTCTGAAAAGGGAGAATGGTTCTTAGCTAAACCACAAAAACCAAGAAATGATTATATAACAGATTTTATTTCAGATATAAAAATACCATCTTGGTTTGTTAACAACGACCTTGATTCTTTTCTAAAAACTTTTTATGGTAAATTAGATGTTGTAGAAATACCTAAAAAAAGTTAATGCTTGACTTTGTTACATATTATATGTAACTTAACATATGATTAAATTGGTTATTTCTAAACCTAACTGGTCCAAGTCTCATCCTCTAAATAGCATAGTCCTGATGTACGATGCGATAGAAAACAAGTTAGTTTACGCCAATCACTATGAGAAAATAACTAAAGATATAGATTACCCAGCAGACGAAGGTATGTTAATTGATGATTGGAAAGTTGGACATGTTTATTCTTTTTCTGGTCGCCCAACATATTGTGCTGACATTTTAAACTATTGGTTGTTAAACAAACCACTCGACCATATACAATGGGATAACTTTTACGATCAAGATGATTTCACATATTACTATCCATTGGATAAGATGATAGAGCAACTGTGTGAGAAAGTTCCAAAGTACAAACAATCATACGGAGAACACTTTGAGAAGTTTCATAAAGATTTCATAAAAGCCTTTGGTGAGTTAGAGATGAATGGTATTGGAGTAAATACAGACTTCACAAAGATATTTGGTGACCACATGTTAAAGTATATACACCAAAAAAAGATATATCAGAATTATAACTTTTTTACAACTACATCAAGACCTTCTAACTCTATCCATAACCTTAACTTTGCTGCCCTTACACAAGAACAACGAAAAGCATTCTCTCCACTTAACGATGTGTTCGTAGAATTTGACTTTGAGTCTTATCACCCAAGGTTGATTGCTAAATTAACTAATTATGACTTTGGTAACTCGTCAGTTTATGGTAAGTTAGCAGATGATTTAGGTGTAACAGAGTCAGAAGCAAAGACAATAACATTTCAAAATCTATATGGTGGTGTTAGAAAAGATATTGCTAAGATGAGTGAGTTTTTCAGAGGAGTAGAGGATTTAGTTAAAGTATTTTATGACGAATATATGACTCGGAATAGAATCTTAACACATATTTATAAACGACCAATGAAGAGAGCTAATTTAGGTGATCTAAATGCTCAAAAGTTATTTAATTACTACATACAAGCCTATGAAACTGAACGGAATGTTACTATCTTAAATAAATTACACACATATTTATTAGAGAGGAAAACAAATATAGTTCATTACAATTACGATAGTTTTTTATTTGACTATTCAAAGGAAGATGGTAAGGAAACAATACATGATATCCAAAAGATATTACAAAAAGACGACTTTATTATTCATAGCAAAGTTGGCAACACATACGGGACATTAAAAAATTATGAGTTTTGATTTAGGAAAACTTTTTATAGAGTGGAGGCGAATCGTCCCCAATGGTGTACCAAATCCTAGTAATGATTACCATCTTGTTCTTTTGAAAGAAGTTTGTTTAGCAAATGGTATTGATGTAGATACAACCAATAATGTTATTTTAGCATTAGAGAAAAAAGACGATGAAAAAATAAAGTGGAAAGACACAGATGGTAGAGATAGAGAAACAGCTTTAGATACAATCAAACAATATGCTAGTGATATCGAAAGTGGTGATTCAAGTCAAAACAAAAAACTTGCTGTAAAAGCTGCTAACTTGGGTGATAAAGAAACGGGTGGCGAGGAAGAAGAAATTGAAGAAAAACCACCAATGAAGATTGCTAAGAATCCATATGAAACTGAAGATGATGATATACCTGATGGAGAAGAGAAAAGACAAAAAACTATAAAAAGAGCAAACGAAGTTTCTAAAAAACTTTACGGAGAAGATGGTAAGGGTGATTTATTACAAAATTCTGAAACAACAGAACAGGCATTGGAGTTTGGATATGTTCAAGGTGCGGATTGGGTAGCACCTGGTAATGCTGGTTCTAATTTTAATGAGAATATATCAAATGAAGGTGCTTTGATATTACAAGAAGAAGATTTATCAGAAGAAGAATTAGTAGAAGTTCTTTTTAATAAAGTCAAAGACACAAAATTAAGCAAACAACAGAAAAAAACTAGTGTTCAAAGTCCCCACAATAAAGATACAGGAAATGTTCCTGATGATTTACCAAAAGAAGAAAAAGATATATATAGGTCTTGTATAATAGCAGCTCGTTCTGCTAAAGAGAAACATAGTAGGGCAAAAAGAGGACAAAAAGCTGTAGGAATAGAAAATGCTAAAATTAAGACATTTGGTGGAACTGTTTCTGATTTAAATAATTTAAAAGAAGAAGTTAATAAAGCTGAAAAAATATCAATTCTTGATGAAGAAACTGGTAAAGTAGTAGAAATTCCAAAACAAGTTATGTTAGATTGGATAGATAGTAGTGGTGGTGGAGAAAACGCTGCTGATACTGCTGTAATATCAATTGATAATAATGGAAATTTATTATATGATGGTTGGTCTGATAAAAAGAATTTTAGTGATATTCAAGGAAATTCTACTTTAAATGATGATTACACCAAACAAGATA